TGGAAGAATACAAACCATACCCATACATACATGAAGCACCGTATGCATTACAGTAGGGAGAGAACTTATGCAGATACAAGATGAACTGCCCCTTGACCATGAGCCTAGCCTAGATCACTGGGCATCCAGACTTGCTGATGATGACATATCTACAGGCTATCATACAAACTGGGATGCCGCATACGAGAGTGCTTGGATGTTTTTAGACGCTGAGTTTAATTACGAAGAGTACAGGCATTACCCATCATACAACTAAAAAGGAGACAGTTATGGAAGCTAGAATTAAATTGACTAAGCGTATGCTTACCAAGTCCATCATGGACGCTAACAAGTCAGTGCAAGCACTGGCTGATGAAATAGATTATTCATACAACCAGATTGCCAATGGCGATAAGGTGACGATAGATGCGTTGTATGAGGATGATACCCCGACAGAGGTACGTCTATACCGTAGGCCACGAGGTGACAGGCTACTGTCCGTCAAGAACCTACGTAAGTTCGCAAGCGAGGGAGACACACTTGGCTTACGTCCAGAGGTTGTTGTCACAGATGACATGACCTTTGAGATACGTGTGCTTGTGTATAAAATAGATGCCGAGGAAACCACCACCGACAGAGAAACCAATGCCGCCTGATGACCCATGTGACGATTGCTCACATTGGGCAGGTAATTTGAACAGGAGATAACATGAACAGATTTATTATCAACTACAGCCCTGACTTGATTGCTCGTGACTTGTGTGACAAGCACGTGGTCAAGATGCCACTCGAAGAGGCACAGATGCTGTGTACTACACTCAGACTACATGCACCAGAGTATGCAAAACACACTGGCCTGTATCGTGCTGTACACCAGAAGCACCCATGTACTATATGGGCAGGGCTATCTCGTGCCAACTATGAGTTCTCACTAGAGATGTTTCGTTGGATGTGCAAAGAGTACACCCACAGATATGGCAAGACACACGCCTCATGGCGATTGTGGGATGCACTTGTAGAGGGCGCAGAGTTTGTGCCTGATGGCTTGATCACACCACACCCTGAGTGTTTCAGTGAACACACTGACTTGAAGTCAGGCAAGGCGTGGCCTTTGGAAAGCTATCGCAAGTTCTACATGACCAAGCAACGCAGGTTCAAGATGGTGTGGACTAATCGTCCAGTGCCAGAATGGTTTGTACAAGAGGAAGCAGCATAATGGTTGATGTTATTTTTGATTATGGTATTGCAAACGAGTGGGTTGCCACATTTGCTGATGAAAAAACCTATATGCTTTGTTTGCCTCATTTAGAAGTTTACGCAAAACAGCTAGGTGCTAAAGTAGTGGAGAGTGTGAATGAAACTATACAGGAATAGCAATGGTGTATGGGCAGGAACACAGGCCGATGCACGTAAGTATTGCGGCAAGGACTATCAGACTGTAGATGTACCCACTGACAAGCCTAACCTGTTGGGGTTTCTCAATCTCAATCAGGTAGGTAGTCTAGCCAGTAGCCCTACCTTGGAAGAGGTAAGAACTGGTGAGGCTGACCATGAAGCGATGTCATGGTTCAGGTGGGCATACGACTGTATGTTACGAGGTCAGTATAAAGATGCAGAAGCAATGTTATATAAGGGATTAAAAGATGACAAGGAGATACAGTGATGCAGCCCAAAGGACTTCATGCACATGCAAGGTGCAAGTATGAACCAACACGTATACAAAAACAATTGGAGTGCAGACTGTTTGGTAAAACATTTCGTAGTGTAGCAGCAGCAGCCAGAGAATATGGGCTTGCTTTGTCTACAGCATACGAGTATCATCACAACCAGATGCACAGAGAAACATTTCCTAATAGGAAACGATGGGATAAACAAAGAAGGAGACTGACTAATGGAAATAATAATTGATTGTGATAACAAAGGACTTGCAAAAGCTATGGCTGATGCACTGTCTAAGCAAACTGGCATAGCCAGAGATAACTTTAAGGAGAGTACAGATGATGTGGATACTAGTGTGGATGCAACTCGTGACAAATCAGGGAGTTGATTACTACCAATTAGGAACATATGGTAAGGCCGAAGAATGTCAGATGGCTTTGAAAGAAGCAGTGGTTCTTGTGAACCATAGCTCAGAGACACTGGCTTGCCTAGAGGTTGATACCAGATGATTGAAATGTTTCTCACGTGTCTTGCACTCAATGTGTACTACGAGGCACGTAGTGAGCCTATGGATGGGCAGTATGCAGTTGCCCACGTAGTGCTCAATCGTGTAGCTGATGACTCATTCCCTGACGATGCATGTAAGGTGGTCAAGCAGGGATACCACAAGGGCAAGCATAGATGCCAGTTCTCGTGGTACTGTGACGGTAAGTCAGACAAACCCAAAGACAATATGTCTTGGATAGTTGCACAAGTGGTAGCCTACAACACACTGTATGGCTATCACAAAGACAATACAGATGGTGCTACGCACTACCATGCTACATATGTGAGTCCTTGGTGGCGCAAGCACTTCAATAAAACTGTGGCTCATGGGTCACACATCTTCTACAAATGATTGTGGGGGTTTACATTACTACATAACTATGGCAAAGTTGCCACATAACCAACTGAAAAGGAGTATTTTATATGCCATTCGACATTAACAACACATTCGACATTCCAACAAAGCTAGACTTTAACGTGGAGTTTGAACCTACGAAGGTAAACGATAAGAAGTACGTCATCAATGGTGACACTGGTAAGTACATAGGTATCGTGGGTAAAGGTTTTACCTGCGCCTCTCATGGTGACTTTTATCGTAGAGTTTACGATACAATCACAGAGAACCTGTTGCCATCAGAGATGGAGAACGCACAGTATACATGGCGGTCTGCTCGTAACAATGCGTGGTCTATGTTGGACATCACGTTACCTGACATGAAGGTAGAGATACATACAGACAAGCATACAACTACGCTTAAAAATCGTATCATCTCATTGCATGGCATTGATGGTTCGTGCAGCAACCAAGCATTCTTTGGTGCTATTGATGCGTTTTGTACCAATGGGTCAATCACTGGTGAGTACGATCAGGTTCGTAAGAAGAACACTTCTAACTTTACACTGGAAGGTTTCATCTATGAACTAAGACGTGCAAGGACAGACTTCTACCAACAGACTGCAAAGATGCAGGTGTGGGCTAAGACTGACCTCAAGTACGTAAACGTACAGTCATTGCTTGAGGACATGATTGCATCCAAGCGTAAGTCTGAGAAGATGTACGAGTTGTATTGCCAAGAGGCATCTCAACGAGGCCACAACAAGTGGGCGTTGTACTCTGCCTTTACCAACTATGCATCCTATGCTGATGAGCGTAATGGGTTCAGCCTACGTAACACTGGTAACGACACACAGGCTATCAGCATGTTCAGTCGTGAGCAGGAAGTCAGCAAGTGGGTATGTGACAAACGCTTCGTAGAGTTGGAAGCTGCTTAATGCAGATGCTACCACGCTATGTACAACTAAGAGTGTCATCTTCGGGTGACACTTCTTATCGCTTCAATCCACCACAGATGCTTGTAGATGAGGGCGTGGTGGAACGTGAGGAACTGGGTACTGATACCAAAGAGGTACTCAAACTAGCAAAGGAGTTAAACAAACAGATAGATGATTGGCGTGAGGAACGTGCAAAACTTGTGGGCTTGAAGCCAAGCAGCAGGGTCACTGACCTTATCAACTTTTACTATCAATCCAATGATTTCAATATGTTACGTGACACAACTAAAGTAGATTACAGATACTTTCTGACTGTCGTACACCAGACTATCGGGTGTCGTAAGTACAAAGACGTGACGTCCAAGATAGCCAAGGCTGCATATGAAGAGTGGGTCAAGCGTGGCATTAGCTTTGCTAACCATGCGGCTACCTGTGCAAGCAGAGTGTACAACTATGCCATACAGATGGAACACGCAGAGCAGAATCCGTTTGGTAAGATCAAGCGTAAGACTGCCAAGCAACGTAAGATGGTGTGGTCACATGGTGAGGTGAACAAGTTTCTTGACGTGGCGTACAGTGACTTTGACTACAGGAATGTCGGGTTGATTATACACATGGCATACGAGTGGTGTCAGCGTCTGGGTGACATGCGTAACCTACGATGGGAGAACCTTGACTTGGATAAGCAGCAGCTTACATTAGAACAGAGTAAGCGTAGGGCTGATGTGTTTCTTCCTATCACAGACAACCTGACTTCCATGCTCAAAGAGCAGAAGTCTGACTTTGGTTTTCAACCTTGGGTAGTGCCACATCCCATGCCTGTGAAGGGCGTGTACAAACCATACGCAATGGAGAGACTGTCCAAGGTTGGACGGAAGATCATGCGACTAGCAAAGCTACCAGAAGAGCTACGGCTCATGGACATACGGAGAACTGGCATAACACAGATGATAGACAAGGGAGTACCATTGCCACAAATCATGGCTGTATCTGGACATACACATGTGTCTTCTGTGAAGCCATATCACAAGCATACTTACGAAAGTGCAAATAGTGCCTTGACACGTAGAGACATTACTGTACAATCGACTGTAAGGAGTAACATTGAAAGTGATACATTATGAGTGTATATAATATTATAAATGATATAACACTTACAAATGGAGATACTAAACGTATGGACTGTCCTGAGTGTGGTGGGCACAAGACCTTCACGATCACGAACAACATGGGTTCTCTGATTTGGAATTGTTACAAGGCAGGGTGTCACGTATCTGGTGGCAAGCGTGTGCATCTTACAGCAGAGGACATACGCAAGTCACTGGGTAGTGTTGCAGAAGAGACACACTCTATAACTTTCGACAAACCCGAATGGATTGTCAAAGATGACGATGCAGTGGCAGAGTTCTGTGATGAGTGGAAGCTAGACCCCAAGGTATTGGGGCTACTGTATGATGTGAAGGAACATCGTGTGGTGTTCCCTATAATGCAGGGCAATGCCATGATAGATGCCACTGGTAGATCGCTAGGTAAACGAATACCCAAGTGGAAAAGATATGGAAAAAGCAGCTTGCCATACGTCTGTGGACATGGTACAACTGCTGTAGTTGTTGAGGACTGTGTGAGTGCAGCCATCGTAGGTACTGATGGATTTGTCGGGGTCGCAGTGTTGGGTACATCATTATCCGATGGGCATAAGAAGTACTTGTCACAGTTCTCAACAGCAATTGTAGCACTTGACCCTGACGCACTGCCCAAGACGCTACAGTTTGCAAAAGAATTACGAGGGCTAGTACCAAAGGTAACTGTGCTACGCCTTGAAGATGACCTGAAATACAGAAACCAAACCGACTTAGATAAACTAACAACACTAGGAGACACATAATGGAATTATCATTAGTACGCAGCTTGATGGACAAAGAGTTCTATGACGATCATCGTGGTGCTAAATGCCCAGACAGATTGTTCAGTTCAGATGTACGCAAGATCAAGCAAGCAGTGGATACTGCAATGGACAGGTACTCACGTACAGTTACACCTGACGAGATAGAAGCATTGTTCATGGCAAACAATCCGACACTGACCACCGCACAGAAGCAAGCCTACAGTCACCTGTTCCACAAGATCAAGAAAGAAAGCCCGATGGGTAGTGACGTGGCACAGGAAGTATTGTCCAAGTTGTTTCAACAAGTGGTGGGCGAGGACATTGCCAACCTTGGCTTTGATTATGTCAATGGCAGCAAGTCTAGCCTTGAACCACTACGTAACTTGATGGAGCAATACGGTGATGACTTCACGCCTAACCTACAGGTAGAGTGGGAAGACATAAGCCTAGATACCATCCTGTCGATGACAGATTTGGAATCACAATGGACGTTCAACATTCCTACTTTGACACGCAAG